GTAGTGTTAGTGGTGGGGTGGAGAAAAGGGGAGACGATGATGACGGAGATGGGAACTCTTGTAGTAACGAATAAGACCATGAAAATTAATCCGTATATGTTGCCAGACCTGTCAGAGATGTATGAAATTAAAGCAGGGGAGGGGTTGATAGTTATCAGACCTGCTTCTCAGTCGTGTGTCTTCTGTGGTAGAATAGGAACAGTTGAGCACATGGATAAGGTTGTGTGTAATAATTGTATACAAGGATTGAAAAGTCTTAAACCAAAGGGGAGTAAAAAGCGTGGACAAAAAAGCAATAAATGATATGCTGAAAGAGATACATCAGAAAATAAACACGGGGTATGTAGGAGAACAAGAGCTTCAAGTTTGTAATGAAGATGATACTATGACTGTTGAGGTGTCTATATTCCGCAACGGTTACTTGGAGAGCACAACATCAGGTAATGGTATTATATCAGCACTCACAACAGACGATGGTGGTGCTCCTGCTACTGTAGTAATTGGTGGAGCATTGTCTATACACGAAATGGCTATTCTAATGTTGTTGCTTATGGATACTCTGAACAATGACGTGGTACCGTCACTCATGGAGGAGGAAGGAGAATGAAAGTAATAGCGTTTGACCCCGGTAAGACAACAGGATATTGTGTAATGAAGTTTAGTTCTGTAGATGATCCTGTTATCTTAGATTTTGGGGAGTTATCTAAAGTTGAGCTGGACAAGGTAAAGTTAGAGCATTTGGTAGCAGGAGCAGAGTTTGTTGTAGTTGAAAGAGCAGTTCTCACGGGGAGGGTGAATGAGGACAAGGTAGACCAGATACGTGTGACTGAGAGGATTGGCTTCGTTTGTGGTGAGAGAATACAGTGGGTATCTCCAGAGGAGAAGAAGCTAATCACTGATATACCTAAAGAGATAAAAGGCAACCATGCCAGAGATGCTTACAAACTATTGAAGGTATGGACAATGAGATAGGAGTAATTAAATGGTAAACCTTGACTGTAAGTTAGACTCAAAAGGAGATATAACAAGGTTCACAATATCTTCCAGACGACCGGAGGACAAAGACATTATCAAGTCTGTTTCCTGCGGTACTGCAAGATGGAGCAATAGAGATAAGGTCTGGACTGTACCACCAGACACTACAATATTACGCCGGGTAGTTGAGTGCTTCCCCGATTACTCTATTAGTGGTCATTTAAAAATGCACCTCGCTAACCTAATGGAGCGGCAGCAGGAGATCTACAGCTCATCCTCTGTGGATGCTCCTGTTGCTGAGGGGGAGCCGAAGCTAATGCCATTCCAGAACGCTTCTGTAAGAGTTCTGGAGTCTGCTGGTAGTTTTATACTGGCACACCAGATGGGGTTAGGTAAAACTCCCATAGTCTGTCAGGCTTTGGAATATATTGGAGCAGCAAAGAATATCGTAGTATGCCCTTCGGCAGTTAAGTGGTCATGGGTAGACCATCTCCACCAGTGGGCAGACATACATGACGTTTATGTATTAGAAAGTTCTAATGTAAAGACTGACCTAGCTACCGTATTATACCAGAAGAGGAGTGAAAAGCTGTATGAAATTTTGAAGAATGAGAATGTGACCTTAGTAATGGGATATGAAATGATGAAGAAACATCTAAAAGACCTGATGAAGTATGAATACGATGCAATAGTATTTGACGAAGCGCACAGGCTAAAGAACCGCAAGGCACAGGTAACACAGGCAGCTATGCAGATGACACAGGTTTGTGCGAGACGCTGGTTGCTTACCGGCACTCCTGTAAGGAATGACTACACCGACCTGTACAGTCTGCTTGCTATCGTTGACCCACAAAGATTTACAAGCTACTGGAATTTCGTTCATCTATATCTTGAAACTACACCAAACATATTCGGAGGAGTAGACATAGTTGGACTAAAGAATGATCAGGACTTCAACGCTATGCTGTCTGTGTATATGTACAAGCTGACCAAAGAAGAGGTTATGCCAGAACTGCCAGAAATTATATACCACAACACCAGATTACCACTAAATGACAAACAACAGAAATCATACGAGCAGATGGAAGATGACTTTATGCTATACATCAAAGAACAAGCAGACGAAACAGGGAACATAGAGCCTATTATCACAGCTGCTAATACTGTATCAAAGATAATAAGGTTACGTCAGATATGCCTTATGCCCGAAATAATTGGAGGACCAAGAGACTCAGCAAAGCTGGAGTGGTTGGAAGAACAGGTTGAAGATCTACTCGCACAAGGGGAAAGACTTATCATATTCTCATTCTTCAAAGACTTTATAAAGTATATCGGTGAGATGTTAAACGAAAAGGGGTTGGTATACGGAGAGATAACAGGAGATGTCAAGTCATCTACACGTCACGACATTCAGAAGCAACTCACAGCAGGAGATATAGACATTGTAATAGGTACGGGCCAGACTATGGGGGAGGGTATGAATCTGCAAGCGGCTACTACAGCTATCTTCACTGACCTTGACTGGGTACCTGCTGTAAACAAACAAGCAGAGGAGAGAATACAGAGAGGAGAGATTAAGAAGAGTCCGAATGTGATACGATTGATACATCCTAATACAGTGGAGCAGGACATTATAAGCACACTGTATCGAAAGGAGAGGATTACCTCAAAGGCAACAGGTCAAGTAGAGACCATCAGGAATTTATTAAGGAGAAGGGAGATGATATGAGGATTGTAGGGAAAGAGACACGATGTAGACAAGAATAGGAGGGTATGATAAAATGAAGTTACTTGATTACTACGGCAATCCTATCAGAAAGGATGCCTACATTATCAGAGCAACAGAGTTCGGACAGTATATAAACTGTCCTCGGAACTGGATGTTTGGGACACACAACGGGTTGAGTTTGGAGCCCGTTAAAAAATCCCCCAAACTACGGTTTGGTACAATTTGGCACGAAGCTATGGAGGCTATTTATGACCCGCACACTTCTAAAGATCCCTTTACAGCGATAGATGATGCGTTCAGCGAAGAGCGTCAGATATTTGAAGACACTCTTGGTGTAGAAGCGTATGATCCGGGTCTGGTGGAGCAGCTGAATCAAGAGGAGACTCTTGCCAGACAACTTCTTACTGCTTACGAGGAGTGGAGGACTACTGTAGCAGCACCGCCCGATGGATGGTTTGACTTTCTCGGTGCAGAGAAGAGGTATGTAGTTCCTCTTAAAGGTACTAAAGCGTATGTTGCAGTTAAAGTTGATGTGGAAGCCCTCGATAAGAACGGAGGGTTCTGGATAATAGAACACAAGACAAGAGGCAAGAACTCTGATGTTACCAACCCACCTGAGCTGGAGTTAGACTTCCAGATGGGAATACAGTTACTGGTGGCAAGTTATGTGAGACAGGAGAGCATTAGAGGAGTTGTGTATAATCTTGCCAGAAAACAGGGTCCGAGCTCGAGAGTCAAGAAGGACATCTTTGGGAGACATAAGGTGCAGAGGACAGATAACATGTTAAAGCATCTTGAGACCTATGTATTAAGTATATACAGGGAGATGAGAAGAGCGTCTGCCATAGTCGAAGCCAACTGGAAGTACGCCGCTCGTATATTACGGTATAACCCACAACCGATAGGCTTCTGTGCTTGGGGTTGTGGTGTCAAGAACATCTGCGAAGCAGTAAATAGGGGGGAGGACATAGAGTATCTGGTAAATGAAACCTTAGCACCAAGAGAAAGGAGTATCTGGGAAGTACTGGAAGAAGAACTACAACAATAAGGAGGTGTAACTGTATGTCAATGGACTTTCAGACGTTAGGTAGAGGCAAGGACGAAGAGAAGGTGTGCACGGACATACTAATTTATGGGAGGAGTGGTGCTGGTAAGACATACCGTGCTGCTACTGCCCCGTCACCGTTCATTATCTCTCCAGACCCGACAGGACATAGGTCGGTACCGTATCCCATACCGGGTAGAGTAATTCATAAGCTATCCGATGTGGAAGAGGTGCTGGAGTGGTTTGAATCAGGACAGCACGTAGAGCACGGCATAAGAACCTGTATAATTGATGGTCTCTCATTCTTCTATGACCTCTTTACCACGGAGGTTGGAAGATACTGGGTAGAGACACAAGGGGCAAAGGACATGGATATGATTCCTATTGCCGCTCGTAACAAGATTATGCAGAGCTACCGCAGATTAGTCAGGAGAATGGTAAGTCTAACTCAGAACGAGAACCCTGTCAATGTAGTATTTACTACACTTGACGAGAGACTTGAGGAAGGAGACAAGGCTCAGTTCCAGATTAGACCGAAGTTCGGTTCAGCTGGTATGAACGAGAACTTCCCCGGCTTCTTCTCTGTAATTACCTACATAGAGCCTGTAGGTGAAGAGGATGAAGATGGTATACCTCTCAAGACACGTAAGATGTTGTTTACAGAATACAAAGGTATAATGGCAAGAGACAGGCTTGGAGTCTTCCCGGACTATGCACCGGAAGCAGTTAATCTTAGCGAATACTTAAAATAAGGAGGAAAAAGTTATGAAGTTTGATTTCACAGGAGTTAGTCCAGAAACCGGTGGTGTTTCCTTACCGGTAGGTAGATACAGAGTGTCTACTCAGGATAGGTGGACAGTCACCAAATCGGAGAGCGGTAATATGAATCTAAGGATACCCTTTACTGTGCTTGAGAGTGGGGAGTATGAGGGAGCTACCAGTTCCTACTATCACACAATTATGCTACCGCCAGAGAACTTCAACAGTATGGCAGACTCACAAAAGAAAGAGCTATTGGAGAAGATCTCATTCAACAAGAAGCTAACACTTCAACTGTTCTTGGCTCTGGGACTATTAAGTGAAGAGGACAGAACCGATGATGGTCTACACGCAGAGTTTGACTACGGGGATAAGGACGACTACGATCGGGTTGCTGTGAACTCTCTTAAAGTGAACGGAGAGCACAGGAGTCTGGAAAACCGAATTGCAATAGCAGTTGTAGTTACTAACTCGTACACCAAGAGTGGTGTGAAGGTAGAGCGTCTCGAGGCAGCAGGTAAGCCAGATACCTCTCAAACACTAAACCAAGTAGACACCGCACCAACCCCACAGCCAGCAACGCCTAAAGCAAACGGAATACCATTTTAGGAAAGGAGGAGCAGGGGCTCTGCCTTCGGGTAGGGCCCTTCCTTCCCTACTATGCTAAAGAAATTCTTTGAACGAATATACGGAGGTCAAGAGGGTTGGATATTTACTGCCTATAAAGATAACCGTACGCAGGGTGGTGAGTTCGGCCACAAGAAATATGAGAATACTCCACAGCAGATAGACATAATGTTGGAGGAAATATTTAGGTATAACAAGAAGGAGTATTGTATATATTTCACTCCTCACTTATTCAAGGACAATACTAAAGGCAGAGTGAAGAACAACTCTCTTGAAACTAAATGTCTGTGGGTGGACAAGGATAAAGGTAGAATAGATGAATTGCAACCGCAACCTACATACTGTTGGATGACATCGGAGGGTAGGTGGCAAGCCTTATGGGTGCTCGACAGGTTCGTAGATTTAGAGACAGCAGAAGCATTGAACAAGCAGTTGATAGAGGACACAGGAGGAGACGCTGGAGGATGGTTTGCAGGTAAACTGTTGAGGATACCAGAGAGTATGAACTATAAGTACAATCCTGAACAGCGTGGTATATGGATGTGGGACGAGGGCCCAGTATACTCTCCACAAGATCTGGCAAGGACACACAAGACAGAGGAGGAGCGTTTAGTAGACCAAGCAGTAGCAGATGAGGATATGCCTAAAGGTATGCTTTCTTTCTCTGATGCGTTGATGAAGCACGGTAGGCACATACCTTCTACCGCTTGGGATATTCTGGAGAACCCGCCAAAGACTGACAAGGGGTGGTCGGAGAAGCTATACGACTTGGAGAAGATACTGCTGAAAGCTGGTATATCTAAAAAAGATGTATTCTCTATTGCTAACGGCAGTCCGTGGAACAAGTACAAGCGAGAGGGAAGACCTGCTAAGGACTTATGGAAAGAGGTATGCAAGGCCTCACGAGAGGCTCCCTCTGACGTTCCTTCCGATGCAGAAGCCGAGGAGTTACCGTGGGTAGACTTGGACAGCTTGATGCTGTATGCAGAGAGGCCAGAGTGGTTGGTCGAGGACATCTGGATGGCAAAGAATGTAGGGTGGATTGCAGGTGAGGGTAAGTCATACAAGTCTGTACTCTCGTTAGACTTGGCTCTGTCTGTGGCCTCTGGTAATCCGTTTCTCGGTAAGTATAAAGTCAGGGATCCCGGGCCAGTGTTGATGGTTCAGGAGGAAGACCCGGTATGGAGAGTAGCACACAGGATACAGACTATGGCAGCACACAAGAATATCACAGGAGTAGAGGTATCTGCCAGAGAAGACGACCTGCTTCTAAAGATTAAGAAGACTAATGTTCCCTTGTATGTCTCCTGTGGAGGTCGTCTCACATTTGGAGATGCTAACAAGATGGATGCTCTGGAGAGAGCTATTGATTCTATTAGACCTCGTTTGGTAATACTCGATCCTATGTTTATGATGGCTATAGGGATTGATGAGTTCAAAGCCGGGGATATTACAGGGATACTAAATGTTCTGAAAACGTGGAGGAATGAGTATGAGTGTGCGATAGCAGTTGTCCACCATTACAACAAGGGACAAGGTGCAGATACACAGAAACTATACGGATCTATGGCGTTGTATGCTTGGAGTGAGAACTCTCTGCTGGTGGCGAGGGAATCGAGGGACCGTAATCTTATCTCCATAAGGAGAGACATTAAGGACAGTCCGTCTGATGATAAACTCGGAGTAGAGTTCCATGATATAGACGCAGAGTACAGCTACTCAATCAAAGACTTATCAATTACAACAAGAGCAGAAGAGATAGCTCACTGCCTGACAGGATTGGTTGGGACTGACGAGTTCATATCGCTGAAAGACTTCACTAACCATATTGGAGTAACCGAAAAGACTGCCAGAGAAAAGTTGAAGGAGATGGAAGGTGTTGGCTTGGTTAAATTAGAACGAAGAGGTCAGGGTGGAAAGATGTACATCCAACCGACTAAGACGTTGCTCGATAATCCCGGAGAGAATATGGGGTTGATAGAATGAGACAAAAGTGGAAGAAAGTAAAGTGTCGTAAGTGCGGAAAGTATCTGGCAGAAGTAAGGATCGGCACAGAGGTGTTCTGCTCTAAGTGTAATATATGGATAAAAGTTGAGAAAGGAGGTGAAACAACGTGAGTAACTGTCAGGAATGTACACTTGATAACACTAACAAGATTGTACCATCAGGTAGTATCTATGCTCCGATCATGGTAATAGGAGAGGCACCGGGAGCAGAGGAAGAGAAGAGAGGAGAACCCTTTGTCGGTAAGTCTGGTAGGATATTGAGGTCGATACTGGATTACCTTGACCTCGATAAGGAGATGGTGTACATGACTAATATGGTTATGTGCCGCCCGCCAGAGAACAGAGATCCGTCTAAAGAAGAGATTGCTAATTGTAGTAATCGCCTTGAGAGTGAGATAGGAGAAGTAAATCCTACTGTTATTGTTACATTAGGTAAAGTACCGGGTGAGTCTCTTCTTGGAGGTAAGCTCAAGACCCACAGGGGGAGAGTGGTAGACTACTCAGATGAAATTAAAGGTATAATGACTTACCATCCTGCCGCTACTCTATATGGTAAGGGGGATACAATATTTCCCTATATTCTGGAAGATATACAGAAAGCTAAAGAGGTAGCTGAAGGTAAGTACATAGAGAAAGATGATAGTCATGATACTAAAGTGTTCATTGTAAGAGATGATGAGGACATGAATAGCCTGTTAGATAGGATAGCCGGTCTCCCTAAAGACACAGAAATAGCGTTTGACTGGGAGACTACCGGGCTATCCCATCTATGGGACACGGGTTTCTGTTTAGGTCTATCTTGGAAAGTGGGGACAGGAGCAGTAATACCTATAGCTGTTCTTCGTAGATGGAGGAAAGAATTGGCAGAAATGTTAGAAGGACATTCCTTAATTGGATATAATGCCCTGTTATTTGATGCCAAATGGAATGCGAAGTATGGGTTGCCGAGCCATGTTACCTTTGACCCTATGCTTTATCATGCTTTGCTTGATGAGAGACCACAGGAGAGATCTCTTACTAATCTAACCTATAAGTATCTCAATGCTCCTGACTATGAGAAAGAGATGTTAGCTAAGTATGATGTTGAGAAAAAGAATATGGTAGAGGAAGTACCCCCGGATGTCATATACGAATACTGTGCCAAAGACGTTGACTGGACGCTCAGGTTGGCTCAACACTTCTCTACAGAAATAGACCATGAGCTTATAAAGTCTTATGCAGATATAATAGAACCCGGAGCAGAGGCGTTTGCAGATATAATGGAGAACGGGTTCTGGGCAGATAAGGAACATCTTTCTTATATTGAGAAATCCTTAAAGGAGGATCTGGACAGGTTAGAGGAATTACTGGCTACCCAGTCAGGGAAGGACAGCTTTAATCCACGCTCTCCGCAACAAATATCACGATACCTGTTTGGTGAGTTGGAACTTATACAACCAGAGGTGTACGGTAAAGCTGATGGGTGTGTTGATAAAGATGTGGTAGCTGCTATGATAAAGGAGTATCCTGATGTAGATTTTCTAAAGACTTTATACGACTACAGAGAAAACTATACTCTGTACAGCAGATACGTAAGAGACCTACCGGAGTATATAGAGCCTGACGGTAGAGTAAGATGTAGCTACCATTTCGACAGGGCTGAGACTGGGAGATTATCTACCTCTAAGCCGTCTATCCATCAGATACCGAGAGAGTCAGACATTAGGGGTACATTCTCTGCTCCCCCCGGCCATGTACTGGTACAGGCAGACTACGAACAGATTGAGATACGTATGGCAGCTCACATAGCTAAGGATAAGAGACTGACAGAGTTTCTATCCAGCGATAAAGACTTCCACACATTGATGGCTTCTCATGCGTACAAGGTACCCTATGACGAAGTACCGGGAGAAGTAAGGCAAGCAGCTAAGGGGGTTTCCTTTGGTTTGCTTTACCTGATGAGTGACGGAGGGCTTATAGCACAGACAGGACTGCCAAGAGACGAAGCTATATCTTTTATTCAATACTACAAGGAGCTAACAGAGGGGGTACAGAAATGGATCCAGCAAGTCAAGCATACTATAAGAACCGAACAGTGTTTAGTGTCTCCGTTTGGTAGGAGGAGAAGGTTTCCTCTACTAACAGACCTTAACATCAGAGGTTTATACAGGGAAGGAGTAAACTTTCCTATACAATCCGGAGCATCTGATTTAACTTTAATGGCTGTTGTAAGAGTGAACCGGTTGTTGAAGGACATATATCCAGAAGCTATGGTCGTGGCTATGGTACATGACAGTATGATTGTAGAGTGTCCTGAGTACATAGGCACAGAGGTGGCGGAGCTGGTTAAAGAAACTATGGAAGCTGTACCGTTCGAAACTGACGTACCGTTTCCTGCTGAAGTAAAAATAGGAAGGAGATGGGGAGAGTAAATGGGGACTAAACTTCTAATGCTTATTATGGTTCTATTCAAGAATTATTGGCAGCTAGTAGCTGTTGGTGTAATGGCCTTTTTAGTTTATTGTATTGTAATGTTTGTTAAGCATGTAGCTAATAATTTATAGTTTTCACCCACAGGGAGCGGAGAGAGTCTTTTCGCCAAAATGTTCTCTTGCTCCGCTCCCATATTTTTTGATGGTTATCTAATATCCCTCTGTGGTCTGGGATCTTGTATGTACTCGAAGAAAGCCTCTTCAAGCTCTGCTGGCAGACCTTGCAACTGTCTCTCTCTCGAGGTCTGATCCATGCGTTCCATCTCTGCCATTATGTCGTGCGGCTCAATCCACTGACCGTAGTTGATTACTATTCTCTCTTGCAGGTCCTGAAAATCGTCCAGCCTACCCTCTATGAAAGCTTCTACAGCCATCATTCTCATTCTACGATAACCGTCAGTAATTCGAGAAGCGTGTTCCCAGTCCTCTTGCCTTTGTCTTGCTCTTGTAGTAGGTGCAAACCACGCTTTGAAAGCTTCTCTTTGAGCTCCTCCGGGGTCTCCTTCCTCCCCTAACATTCTCATCAACCGTGATTCTCCTTCTCTGTTTGGACCGAACGCTGCTCTCATATTGAGAAAGTCTCTGTCGGGATTCTCAAAGTCTCTCCAGTCGTGTCTCATTCTATCTAGAAACTGTAAAGTTCTGCTGGTAATAATACCGAAAGGCACTAAACCCTCAGCTGCCCTTATAAAATTGTTCAGGGCTGAGTCTACAGCCTCTTCTTCGGCATTAGCTACACTTCTCATATAATCAGTAACAGCAGCAGCACTTCTAAAAGCTAAGGGAAACTGTTGCTCCCCCTCAAGCATAGCTATGGGGAGTATCCCCTGTGCTGTCTCTGTGGGATGTATACTTCTAAAGGATATACCAGTCATAGATAACAACTCTGCCCCTACTGCCATAGTAAGTATGGTAGATGCAGCTCTGTGCATTGAACCCTGAGTCCCTTGCTCCCACAGCATGTTAGCCCAGTTGAGAGGCCACGACTGGAATATACCTATCTGCTTACCTATAGGAGTCTTGTAAAGCATGGGCGAATCTATACCATACATAAACTGTGTTGCCATAACAGTAGATCTAGCCAGTTCTGCGGCATCAGCTAACGGAGCTCCTTTACTCTTCATAAGATACAATGCTTTGGCTCCGAATACGTCCTGAACATTACTGATGTCAGATCGTCTGAACATTTCCATAGCTCTTTTGTTCATAAAACCGTCAAATTGTCCAACCCTAGCATCAGATGCACCTGTTTTCCTAACTATGTTAGCTAACCCCTGCGGTTGCAGGTCAATCGATTCCCTAAATACACGGTCAGTGACAATATCGTTGGACCTGTTTATTACTTTAGATAGAGGAGTACCTGCGTACTGCTCCTTCTTCCAGCGAGCCATCCAAGTGAGCCCCTCAATAGGATTTCCACTATCTGTAATAGAAGATAAAGCCAGAGCTTTCTGGGTCAGGTTACGTATAGGCAAGAAGGGATTGAACCCCATACCAGCAGCGTACTGTAACTCTGCTAACATAGCTCCCATTTCTTTAGTTGGTCTGGTTGCCATAGCACCGGTCGGATGTTTACCCAAAAAGTGCATGAAGTTGTGTAGTACACCGTCCATCTCTTTTTCCATCTTACCGGGTACTCCAACTATGGACTGCTTAATGCCTTGCCAGACCTCTCCTCTACTATCATGCAACCCTAAAGTCTGGTAGGTCTTGTTCATCTCATCAAATACAGGGTCATAATGCTTCTTCTTCAACATGCCTCTAGTATATCTTTCAGCCGCATCGAAGAAGTTCTGGTCGTAACTCGCTGTGCCTCCCGCAGTACGGTGCATTTCGTTAGCCCAGAAGATATTATCTATTTCCCTTTCCGGTAGCCCTATCTGTTTATAGGTAGCAGTTAGACTGTTAGATGATCTCCCCTGATTTTGAATAAAGTGAGGCAAGTAGGCACTTCTATACATAGTAGGATCCAATCCTGCTCTGGTGAAAATATCGTCAAAGTACTTTCGCCCCTCCTGAGCAGCTTCCAGTACCTTTGGCGTAGTAAGGAAACTTTCCGCATCTGCGGCTGTAGCTCTCATCAGTTTAGCATCGTAAAGTGCATCACCGTACATTTTAGCCCACATATCAGATTCGGAGTACCCTATCTGACCGGCTATTTCTCGTATTTGTTCTCCTTTTGTGATTCTAAGCTCGTCTATCCTTTTAAGTGCTGTGTCTACATCTCCCTTTGGTAATTTAAACTCTTTACCTATCCGGTAACGCCACGTTGCTCGGGGACTAATGTCTCCTCTTACATGGGCCTCCTGAGCCATTCTTCCCAGCTCAGTAGCTTTTGTATTAGCAAAGGCATCTCCCACATCTCTATCTAATATTCTTCCTACCTCTACGCCTTTCACGTCTCTGATCTGTTGACTTGTCCAGCCTCTCTTCGTTCCAATATCCTGTATCCGCTTGGACCACGCCCCCAGTTCTTTTGTGTATTGTTGGCCCGTACTTCTTAGTTTTCTAAACTGTGGCTCACCTAGAATAGTACGCACAGGGGCAAGCTTGGATGTAAGCCATCCTACAGGACTCTTCATTTGGAGCTCGTCCATAAGACTTACTCCTCTAACATTGTCCGGTAAGTCAGTTAAGTTTGTTAGGTATCCTCTTATATCTGCATCAGGGATAACGTCTTCAGCCATGAACCTCAACCTTCCCGTAGGATGAATCATAACATCTGTATCCTTGACATTAGCCATAAGAGACCTGTACATATTTTGCTCGTCCACAGTGGGGAGGAAACTTGGATCCCTAAAGTTAGTAGAGAAAGGTCTATAAGTCCCCTTGTGTCTCTGGCTAACCTGATCCAGAAACTCCTCCACACCAGTACGGGGCTCGAAAGTTATCCAGTCATCAGTATACTGGTTTTCTTTTAAATCCCCCTTCCACCCCTCGAGTATTTCCTTGCGGTATTTTTTGGTAGGGCCGATGGCTTTTAAGTCAGGTAACTGCACAGCAGGGTTTCCCTCAACTACAGTAGAGATATGTTCACCCATCGCCCATCTCACTTTATGGTCTATGTCCATAATCTCCGCTATTCTCTCCTGCTGAGATAACGATGCCTCATTATAGCTTCCCTTCGGGGTATCAGGCAGATTTTGTTTTATACTTTTCGATGACTCATACTGCTGTCGCTTCAACTTTTTGAGTAGTGTTTCTATCTCGCCATAGTTCTTGGCTTTCTTTAACTGTCCTACAGTTCGTTGCATAGGATCAGGAAGTTTGCTTATGTCCACCGCATCAAGATTAGATACCATCCTACCCTGTGTTTCTGGTGTGAGATTAGTATACTTGATCATTTGTTTCATGGGAGCAGCTTCTTCGTAATGTGCTGCTTTAAAACCCTGATAAACAGATTTCTTATCATCGAGAGTTATCATATTACGAGCGTCTCTTTCACGAGTAGATCTAAGTAGACGCTCTCTAAAGTTTGTGGTTACTTGTTGAGCATCTGTAATAACTCCCTTAGAGCGGAGATGTCCGGTAAACTTACCAATAGCAGCTCCACCAGCAATACCTACGGCAGTTCCTATTAAAGCCTCTCTAGGTATGTTCTCATACTCTTGCTGACCGAAAGCCCATGTGTGAGCCTGAGACAGACCACCCCACAGGCCACCTTTGGCCATCATAGCTCCGGTGCCCTCAGTTATCAGGCCTCCTCGTATAGCACTACCTGCTCCTCCCACAGCCTTACCTCCTGTAAGAATTGCGGCTTTCTTACCTGCGGCGGTTGTTGCTGCTCCTACCTTAGCGGATAGGCCTAGTTTAGTTCCGTAACCTGCGGTGAGCACAGTGATACCCGTCCAGCCTACGATACTGCCAGCTATGTTACCTACTACACCCGCAAGTCCTGTCGGCAGTTCTCTCGGCTCTATAATACCGAAACCCGACAGAGTATCAGTCACGGGGGAAGTTAATCCAGATGCAAACCCATCAAAGAAGCCAGCGTCTGTTTGCTTTATGGCTTTAGGAGTAGACTCAAGTAGCTCTTGATATTGTGGAGGGGCACCTGCACCGACTCTGGGTTGTACTCTTGGCTCAAGTCTTCCTACTCTCTGCGTGAGTCGTGGTGTCATTCCTTCCGTCATACCTAACTGACGAAATAATCTGTCTACTTCGGGTTCCTGATATGGTTGTTGTGTATATGATTGATTAAAAGCCATTTTTTACCTCCCTAAAGGATCCCACACATCCGCTCCTGTACCGTATTGGGCAAGGGGATCAGAAGGGGTATCTATCAGCCAATCCCAGAAGCCACCCCCGGTATCCTGTGTAGGAGTCTGTTGTGTTGGACTTTGGACACTTGACTCAAACATCCTTAATGCCTCAGGATGCTGGGCTGCTATTTGTCTTGCTACATCGTAGTCATGTCCCTGACCCCAGTAATCTACAGCTGTCATATAGTATTGGAAGGGATCTACTTCAGGTTGTCCCGTCTGTCTTGCTTGCAAACCTAACCTCTGTTGCTCGAGGCCCAATCTTGCAGTGTCTATTCCGATTTGATGCTCAAGTCCTGCTACATCTAAGGCATGACCGGCCCAAGCAAGTTGTTGCTGGTCGCGGTGCATCATAGCTTGTAAGTTCAGACCCATAGCTTCCATCTGGAACTGCCCGCTTGCAATAGAGGCTTGCAGTTGCAGGTTAGCGTTCTGTAGCTGTATCTCAGCAACGGTAGCTCTCATCTGGAACTCTCTGGCTCTCATCTGCTGTTCAATTTCGTTAAACCCTACGGTCTGGTTTACCAGAGCAGACTGTGCTTCCATTGGCATACTACCAAACTGCTGTGGAGATATACCCATGTCCTGTAAGGTACCCTGCACAAGAGGATGGTCAGCCATCATAGCAGAAGCATAGTGCTGTCCTAACCTCTCAGCTTCTTGTTGTTTAAGTTGTATTGCTTGCAGCTCCAACTGATCTTGTTGCTGTTGTAATGTCTCATGCCGATACCAAGAGTCAAGAGCCATCTGATCTGCCCACGTAGCTACCTCAACGTGCATGTGCATAAGCTGTTGTCTTTGTTGTCTGTCCTGTTCCTCAAGCTGGTGGAACAGTACTTCTTCTTCTAGAATCTGCCACTCCTGAATATCTCTACGCTCGTCTCTGAGCCCAGCCACACGGGAGGCGGCTTGAGAAGCTATGTCGTTGATATGTTGCATAGTCTGGGAATCAATCTCAGAAGCCGCACCGGCCATAATTGAACTGTAAAACATACCACGAGCCGCAGTTTCTTCTTGCATATCCGCAGTCATCTGGTCTGCCTGTGCCATAATGTCCTGTTGAGCTTTACGAAACTCGTTAGGATATTCTCTCTCAAAGCGGTCTATTTCACGTTGAACTATCTGTTCTTTCTGAAATGCCTGACGAGCGGCAATAGCTTGAGCTGCATCTCTAATTTCCTCAGAACTGCGTGGCTCCATGCCATACTGTGATATAATATTGTTTATCCACTCCTCGTCTACCTCTGGAGTAGGAGGAGCTTCTGGCTCCCTACCAATTATCTGGTCAATTAAATCTTCTAGAGGGCTGGTAGGTGGTCCTTCTCCCAGCTGACCGGAATACAACCCCGGGGTTACTTCTGGGGTTTGTGGTATCTCTGGGGGAGGCACAGAAGGAGCAGATACTCTAGGAGCAGAAAACTGTGGCATCTGTCCCCCTACACCAGCTAAATCCCACCAGTCCTGAGTTGCTCCCATCATATCAATGCTGGGGGGTGAATAAGACACACCAATTCCCGGCAAAGCAGCCTGTTGCTGTTGCTGTGGCTGTATTTGGCCCCATTGCTCTTGAGGTACTACTACATCTTCTTGCCTACGCTGACTTGCTTGTTGTAACTGTTGCTCTTGATCTGCAAAGGTTTTCCACGTCATTATCTTTCACCTCCACCCCGTCCTACATCCTGTCTCATACGATCATATATCTTCCGTCTACGGGCTTCCCACCCACCGAACGGGTCTTCCATAGGGCTTCTATTTCTCTGTTGTTCGGCCCAGTTAGGTACTCCACTCGCTCCTGCCTGAGCCCACCCGGGCATCCCACCGCCTACTTGTGGTTGGTCAAACTGTAACGGATGCGGCTGTTGTGGTTGCTCTGCTCTTATTCCCTGTGGTTCTTGTTGTCCTTGTCCCTGATCTCTCATCTGCATGGCTCTATCTCTTGGGCGCAGCATGTTTACAGCACCTAAGCCACGCAACTTCTGCAATCCCTCGTCAATGGATTCATCCCCCCACACAGGGTCTCCCTCCATTTCCAGAACTGCATCACGTATTT